CCTTCAAAACCAGATGCGGCACTGCCAAGAGTATATGTACTAGTCCCAGTTGTAGTTGTGCTTACTTTTATCCTATCTGATAAAATAAGAGCCATTATTTAAGCTCAATAGTTAAGTTATTTTGATTAATTCTAAATATATCATTAGTTTGTATAGTCTTATCTACATCTAATTTTCCTATGAATAACACATTACCATTCGCTCCTAAAGTATCTAAACTATTGGTTAGATGAGTTGCTATAAATACATGAGTAATTGTATCAGCGTTTGCTCCAGCACCACTTCCACCACTATGTGCGTTAAAATCTATATCTTGTGCATTTTTAATTGTTTGTGTGTCATCATCTTGAGACGTTAATGTCCAATTAGACGCTGTTACTTGTTTTCTTGCATAACCGTTAAAATCAGCCTCTGTTATAGTTGGTCCTGCTGCTGATTCACCAGTCGAATCATTAAAATTAGATACTGCTGTTGCTAATCCAACATAAATGCCATCTCCTGGTGTTTGAAATGTTACACCACCTATGGCTGCATTACCTTTAAAAAGAAAGTTTAAAAGTCTATTTTCTAAAAAACTGGTTGCTGCATTTGCTGTCGCCATTTTCTACTCCTTCTCTAAGTTCGTGGTCTTGACGGAAGACCAGTTTTAAAAGCGTCTGTGTTTTCTCTAGCTTCTCCTAGATCTTTCAGACGATCTAAATATTGTGTAAATAACCCATTATAATTTGATAGTATATCCTGTTCACCTTTCATAAAAGAATATGCTTCTACTAATGCACCATAAAGTAGAGCAAAAGGTGCGTTAGTACTTATCCAAGTTGTGCCACTATCTGCACCAGCAGTTAAACTTGCAGGTCTATAATAGTAATGTAGCTCAATCGCATAATTACTATTTGGAGTAGGGGCTACGATAAAGTTGTCTGTATCAAACCTCGCATAATATTTTGGTACTCCAGTTGTTGTAGCAGCAGGTACATATTCTCTAATAAAACTAACGTCTTTTTTTAATAAATACCCCTCTGAACCAGCAGTCGTTATTTGTAAGGAAAAAGAAGCTAAATAATCACTCGGTATTGTTAGATATTGATCTGAGCCAGTCATTGCACTTGTAACATTTTTTCTAAAATAATCAAGATCAACAGATTTAAATATTTTTTCTTCTGAAGCTTTTATAAAATCATCTATGTGATTAACAAAAACAGTTTCATTATTGTCTGTATAATCTTGTATCGCAGTTTTTAATGTTGCCTTTGTAAAACTCATCTATGCTCCTAGTGTTACAGGTCCAGCAGTAGAATTACTTCCACCCCCTTTTACACTTCCTGTGGTAGCAGTGCCACTACTTGCTGTAAACGTATAAGAATTATCATCAACTTTGGTTATAACATATCCTGATGCTTGTGTCAAGATATTACTTGAAAAACCATCAAACCCTAAAACTTTTCTAAATCGCACAGTATCATTTGTTGCTCTTCCGTGGTTTGGTTCTATAACTGTAATAACAGCAGATCCAGAGGAAGAAATAAAAGAATTTATACCTAATAAATTTTCTACTGCACTAACAACTTTAGTGTCTGGTCTTGCATCTCGTAAAGCTTCAGCATCGACTACTGAACGGTGTGGGTCAAGTTGGGGGTGTTTTTCTTCATACTCTGATTTATGTACAATAGAACCATTCCATTCTTTTATTCTCTCTCTATAAGGAAATCGCATACCACTTCGGTCTGATATAAAAAACGCAAATTTTCCTCTTGCATAACTCATTAAAGATATCTTTCATAAGGTAATATTTTCAAACTTGTTCTATCTCTATCTTCTGATGCTGCTCTATCAAATTCTTCTTCATAAATGCTTTTTAGTATCTGTATTCTATCTGGTGCTTTTTTAATAGCAATGTAATAGGCTAGTCCTGCAGCAAGACATGGGTAAAAACGAAAAGGAACGTCTACAGTATTTGTAGCACTATCTGCATCTTCTATACGAGTAAGTCTATCAACTACAAGAGTATAAGTAGTGTTAGGAGAAGGAAACACTCTTATTTTAGGCGTAATCTGTCTGTCAATATAATACTGAGTTGGTTTAGATTGTGATAATTTACTTGATAAATTTAAATATGTATCACGTCCTATACGGTTTACAGTTGTATCTTGTTGATTAGTTGCACCAGCATTTTCTCTTATAACTGCAGAAAGAATATCTATTGTATCTGCATCTAAAGTATATTCGACAGTTCCTTGTGAAAGTGTAACTGTAGACTGCACTATTGTCCATCGATTTAAACCACGATTCGCCCAATCTGCAAATAACAGGTTTAATGATCTTTTTGCAGTTTTAAGATCATAACCTGTTCTTATTTCTAAACCACATCTTTCGAATGCTTCTTCGATATAATCATCAACAGCAAGTTCGAAATCTGTAGAACCAGAAGTAGCCATTACTTATCATCCTTATATGCCATGTAACCACCCATCATCATCTTTTCGACTTCTTCATCCATATAACCACCTTTTGCCATAAGTGTTACATCAACATTTTTTCCTGGATTTACTACACTTATTGCTGGGTCTGGAACCATTCTTTTAGGGGCTCCACTTGGATTACCTCCTGATAAGCCACCTCTACTCATACCCTGTACACCTTGCTGTCTTTTTACTCTATTGATTGCACTAGCAAGACCACCATCTTTTTTCTTTGATACTTTTTCAGGCTTATCATATTTTAATCGGTCTCTTAGTTCTTTTGGAACATTTTTCTTATACAACCCTACCATGCCTTTTAACGATGCTGTTATTTTATCGTCTGTGCTTGCTGGAGGAAAGCCTGCTAGATCTAACATTTTATCACCATATTTTTGAGTAATACGAGCTCTATCAAATTCTTCTCGTGCAGCTTGTTTAAGAGTTTTAACTTTAGGAAGAGCTTTTTTTCCACCTAATCTTTCAACTTCTTTTTGAATTCTTTCATCTCGTTTTCTTTCTTTAAAACTTTTTGTAGATTTCATTCCTCTAAGATCACTCATGCTTTTCTCCTTTTTCTTCTTAGTGCTTTTACGTTTCTTGGTTTACCCTTACTTGGCTGTCCTAATTTTACCTTTTGTCTTATTCTACTTCTTTTTTCTGCAGATGTCATCTCTTTTGTTGTTTTTGGTGTTTTAGAAGAAATACGCTTACTTGGTCTACAATAAGGCGTACCTCTTTTTTCACCTTTCTTTCTACCACACTTTTTGCCAGTCCTAACATCTTTCCAATCTTCTTTAAACCAACGCTTGAGTGCTAATCCTGCTTTTGTTTTTCGAACAGCCATTATGCTTTTCTTGTTTTCTTTCTCTTATTAGACATTATAGCACCACAACCTCTAGCTACATTTTTAACTTTAGATGGTCGTTTTGCTTTCATATAACCACCGTTACTAGCTTTTTTTACAGTAGACTTTTTCTTACCACCAGTGCCATAATTTGCAGCACCTACTTTTCTACATTTTGCAATAGCTCCACTTGCATAAGCAGATGGAAAAACTCTATATCTTGCTTTTACTTTGTGATAACATGCGTCTTTTTTACCCATAATACTTTCCTTTCATTATCTTCCAACAAGTGCACATCCACTCTCGTTTTTTACACTTATGACAAACTTTAATTGGCTCACCTCTTACGACTTCTCCTTTTTTTAGAGGCACAATGTGCTTTTTCAGAAAACCCACGAGGTCTGGCACAATTGATTTTCCTCTTCCTTTTAGCACTCCACTTCCTTTTTCCTGGTGACTTAGTCACCTGTTTACTCATTTGGGCTCTACCCATTACCATTATAAAAACTTCTCAAGAAAAGCTACACCTATGATAACACCATAAATACCCCATAATCTATTATCTAAAGATTTTAATTTATCTTTTATTTCTGTGTATCTACTTTCACATTGAGCTTCATGTTTTTCTAAAATTTTTAATAATTCTTTTGTTGTCATCTTAATCTTCTATTTTAAAAGTTCCTAAATTTTTTAATTCTTTTGTTAAAAAGGATAACCGATCTTTTTTATCCATACTATTTAATTTATTTTGTATCATTACTCTATACTTCGTTCTTAACTGAGTAGGGCTTAAATCTTTTTCTTTAGGTCTAGGTATTGGTTTTTTCTTCAACATTTCCACCTTCTTCTAGCTTGTCTTAAACGACTATTTGGGTTTTTTGCTGCTTTTGGAAATTTTTTCATTTGACCAGCAGATCTTGCACAAAAAGACTTTCTTCTTTTTGCTGCTTTACTGCCACGCTTTACTTTACCTGTAACAGCAGTTTTAAGTTTACTTCCTGGATTTGCTCGTCTGTATGCAGCAACACCTTTCTTGGTCATTCCTGCACCAGATTTTGTAGGACGAAAATTTCCAGACTTTACTGAAGTCTTTATTGGCTTTTCTTTTCTTCTTGCCATAACACTTTATGACAAGAAGATTGTTAACTTATTACTACTGCCACTAAATGCAGATAAGTATGCCCCATTTTCTGCTAATATTCCATTATCAGGAATATTAAGCGTATGTAAACCAGTTGGAAAACTCTGTGCTATTAAAGTATCGCCACCATTACCATTTGTAATAGTGATTGCACCTGCGGCATCTGCAAAAATAACTATTTGTCTTATTCTTGATCTCGCTGGTCCAATTACTGCAGCAGAGGCTCCCTGATTAACATTAAAGGCTTTTACATCAGACCTTGTTCCTGGCACGATAACCTCCTGTTATGCTGTTGGTGAATCAGAACTAATTCCAAAGAATTTTAATGCTATAACACCACCAGCACCTGCGTTTCCAGAAATTACAAGCTCTACTTCATCTGCAGTTTCTGTTGCTGCAGTTGTAGCACCACCAGACATTCCTAGAACACCGTTACATGGGAAAAATCCCTTGAATCCTGTGGCATTTATAGCAATAGATATACCATCTACAAATCCATCAGTATCTGCATCTGTGCCAATATCTTGAAGATTGACATTATTTGCTGCTGCTGAAGTTACTGTTATTGCTACACCCATTGGGATAAAATTAGAAGGTATTCCGATAGAAGACTCTTTGTGAGAAAGTCCTGTAGTAGCAATAGTGATGCTTGTAGAATAAGTAGATAAAGTCATCTCATTAGTAAGACCACCTGTTGTAGAATTTTTTATAATTGATTTAAATCCATTTTCCGAACGGACTGGACCATTAAAAGTTGTATTAGCCATGTTACACTCCTTGTCTTGGCAACTGTCAACTACATCATGTAGTTGTCAAGGTTTGTTTCAGTATATATTAAAAAAGGGTGACTGACTAGTCACCCTTTAAATTTTTTTATGCTCCTGGAGAACCAAAAACACAACGAGGGTCAGAAAATCCAAAAGAATATCTTTCCCTTGCCTTAAATCTCATATTTCCAGTGTCGAAATCACCTTCCATTTGAGTTTTAATCGGTGCTCTTTCGAAATGCTTAAATCCGTTTGGAGCATCGGTTTTAATAAAAAACGCATCAGTGTCTGTTAAGAAATGGTTAATTACATAACCTTGTGGGATCATTCCCATATTTCTTAAAGCATTGATATCGTTATCTGCAGTTGCTACACGCTGTGCAGACTGCATAAGTCTCTCTGCTACGAACTGTAACTGAGAAGGAATAATTAATTTCATACCTCTTAAGGCAATCTTTAATCCTCTCTCATCTACAAATCCTGCGATAGAAATTAAAGCATCTTCTAAAGATGTTTCATTTAAATCTGCAGCAGTTGATGGCTCATTAGCAAATGTTCCACCACTTACTAATGGATGAGATGCATCACATAATGCTACACCGTCTCCACCAGCAAAGGCTCCAGCAGTAAACGCATTATTTAAAATGGATGCTGCTTTCACTTGCTTTGTGTGTGCCATTGATCTTGCAAGGGCTCTTGTATACCTTGCACCAAGACGATCATATAGATTGTCTTCGATAGCTTCTTCAGTTATTGAGAAAGCTAATGCCACTGTTTCGTGTGTGTACCTAGCAGTGAAAGACTCATTTGCAGTATCAAAATTTACTGCTGTTCCTTCTGACTTTGTAGGTGCAGTTCCGAAACCTGATAACATTACCTCTTCTTCAAATGCTCTATCTGAAGTTTCAGTATCAAAGATTTCTGCATGTTCGTTTTCATATCGACTAAACTCCATACCAAAGAGGGCGTTCAGTCCAGGTTCTAGCTCTTTTGCTAATTGTGCTCTTGAAATAGCCATTACTCTCTCCTATACGCCAAGGGTTGATGGGGTACCAGCAGCAATTCCACCGTTTGGTGAATTGAAGTGGTTGTTAAGTCTTACAACTACAGGAATACCTGCTGCAGTAAAATCTTCATTGTTAGCGTCTTCTTGCCAACCCATGATACGAAGATTTAAGTTTGCAGTTGTATTAATAGTACTTACTGCTAACTTTGCTGAAGAAATACCTGTAGTATCTGATCCTGCTGCACCATCTGCAAAATTTGCATTCGCAAAAACGTGACTACGTAGAGTAGCCTCACTTGTTAACGATGCGTCTGATGCTATAGAATATAATTGCATAGGATCATCATAGACATATGCTTTTACAGGAAAGTTAGTGTCTGCACCACTTCCTAACCAAGCATTAGAAAATACTGGCTTTCCAGTTGTTGATGATACAAATTCACAGCCACCAAAAACGCCTAATAGACCTACAGTTCCTCCTGCTGCAGCACCAACTTTATCAATAAAGCCTGTGCTTAACGGAATTACTGGAGAACCTTGATAGATTTTATTAGAATTATCTGAAGCTATTTCGTAAAAAGTATATCCTGAATTACCAGTACTGTTGACATTTTGACCAAGTTTAGAAACTGGTCTCAAGCCAAAAGCGACATTTGTATTTGCCATTTTACGCTCCTAGTTTAATAGTTAAAATCAATCCTCAAACTTTCGTTCTTGGACCACCAAAAGTTACTTTGGAACCTCTATCTTTGCTTATAGGCATAGACGGATGTTCCTCTTTCAAGAGGTCGTTATCGACTGCAGTCATCTGATCTTCAGTTTGATCCTGAAAATATTCAGTTCTTGCTTCTACAACTTCCTCAGGCACTTTTGCCAACATTAACCCACCGACACCAATAGTTCCTGCGTGTTTACCGTCTTCAATAGTAGGTGCAGGAAAATCTGGATGGTCATCAGAGCGAACAGGCTCATATCCTTCTCTTAATCGGGCAGAAACATTTTTCTGATCTTGAAAGCCTCTTACTTCTGTTCTTATCCACCTGTATTTATAGCCTTCAGGGGGCTGTGGTGCATCAAGCGACGATGCTGGTCTCCAAAGTTTTTTGCGTTCTTGAGTTGAACGAGTTTCACTTGCACGAGAGGATCTGTTCTGTTGTGATTGTTGTTTTTCAGTCATTAATTTGGCTCCTTCACATGTTTTGCATATTCTTCGAGTGGTACTCCAAGTTTTTTAGCAATAGCCACTTGACTTTTGGTCAAGCGAACAGTATTTCGCCCACTTTTTTTATTGCGAGTAGCAGGAGCAACTGTCTGGGCGTTTGGACGAGTTGTTCCTGAATTCGATTCTTCAAACATACTTGCTGGAAATTCTTCTCTCATTCTTTTATCGACTTCCGCATAATATTCATCTGATGTAGCATCATATCCTTCTTCTTCAGTCAGTGTACGATGAATTTCGTAAGCTGTAAAGGTCATTCCTTTCTTTTTTCCAAACCAAGGATTTCTATAAGCCCATTCTGTAGCTTTTGGGTCTGGTGGATCTTTTCGTTCCACCTCCTTTTTTACAACTTTTTCTGGGTCTTCGACTTGAACTTCTTTTACACTGTCTAACTTAGCTTTTTCTTTTTTAGCGTTTTCTTCTTCTACGCTTAATTTTGCAATTAAAGCAGATGCATCAGCCATTGCATCAGTATTACCCTCATCATAAGCTAATTTATATGCTCTTTTTGCTTCGTTAAGTTGACTTTCAATTTTACCACTGTATTGCTCGTTAAGACTTTTTTCAGTAGTAGACATTTTACTAGAAAGTTCATCATTTTCTTTTTTGACTTTAGTGGCAAAATCAAGTGCAGCTTTTTCTCTTCGTTCTGCTTCTCTCATTTTCCAAGTTAAAGTATCTATTCTCTTTTTTACGTCACCAGAATATTCGTTTAGTTCTTGGTCTTTTTTATTATTTTCTTCTTTAGGCTCTTCAGGTGCTTCTTCTGTTTTTACTTCAACACCCTCGTCTTTTTCATCTTCTTCTACTTCGATGTTTAGTTTTAATTGCTCATCTTGTGGCTTTTCTTGTACTTGTGTATTTTCCATAATTTCTCCTTATACTACTTGCACATCACGAGGATCGTGAATCACTGCTAAAATTTCATCATCGTTTAATAATCTAGGCTCTGCACCATCGATTTTAAACCTTGATCCTGCATATCTTCCAAATAAAACCCAATCGCCTTTTTTACACCAAGCACCATCAGGAAATTTATTTTCATCTCTATAAGCATCAGGTCCAAGTTCAACAACATAACCAACATTAGTTGCTAGTTGTGTTCTTTCGATTGTTTCATCTGCGAAATGAATTCCATTTTTCTTTTTTGGAATAGTATAAGGAAGGATTAATATTCTCCAACCTGTAGGTTTCGGCATTCTTTCTAATGCACTTAAGTTATCTGTATCCTTTGGTAATCCTAACACTGCAGGATCAAAAGGATTTGACTGTTCTTCTTTCTTAACAGCCAAGCGTTCCTTAACATGGTCAGGAACGAATAGTGTTTTAGTCATCTTCGGTACTCTCCCTTTTATTTATTATTGACTTTAAAGTTTCTTCTACATGAGTCAATGCAGAAAGTTGACCCATAACATTTTGGTATTGTTCCATATTAGCAATACCATTCGACATAAGCATTTCGCTTAATTCTGCTCGTCGTTCTCCGACTATCTTTTTTAAAAGATATTCGAAATCCATTATAATACGCCTTTAAACTTTATTCCTCTAAGTGCTTTTCTTCCACCTTTTGAATTACCAGCAGCTAGAACTTCATCACCAGAAAACATTCCACCCATATAGCCACCACCCATTTTTTTAACAACATCGTCTTTTAAATCTTTTGGATCAAGACCTAATTCTCTTTGAATATCTAATTCTAATATTTGAATTTTATCAGGATCTGTTTCATCCTCTCTCATTTGAATATATTTTTGAGCTTCTTTTTTACCCATTTTTATCTCCTATTTGCTATTGATGTTTCTGCTTTTAATGCAGCAATATCCTCATCGGATTGTATTTGCTGTCGTTTTAATTGACCCTCTTGTTGTAGTTTTGCTGCAGCAAGTTGTTGTTTCGCTATATCAGAAGAAGCTTTCCTTTGTACTTCTGCTGCTTCAATTTGAAGTTCTTGCTCTTTTAATTTTACTAGAGGATCAAACTGTCCTGTTCCTGCAATTTGTTGTGCCATTTGACTAATCTCCTGTGTTGCTTGTGCAGTAGCTTGTGATAACATAGCTTCTTGTTCTGGAGGTAATGTCATTCCTTCTGCTGGTAAAGGTTGACCTATTATTTGTTCAACTTGCTGTCTATATTTTAACGCCAAATGTTCTTGCATATGTGCCATAAGCGTTTGCATGACGATTTGATTTTTTTGCATATTTGGATCTTGTAAGAAAGCCGAATGGGTAGCAACGTGTGCATCGTGATTCTGTTGTGGAAACGCTTTAAGTGGCTTTGCCATAAGAGCTTCGCCATTTTCAGTTGCTGGATCTTTTGGTACCATCTCAGCTTTAGGTGGTAAGATGGAGTCAATATTTTGGACGCCCAACGCTGAATACATTCTTCTATATGCTTCTTGTAAGTCATGGATTTGTGGTGCTGCCTGTGCTAGTTGAAGTTGAGTTTGTGCCATAGATATTCTTTGACTCATACTAAACATAGCTGGATCACTCGTTGGGATAACATCTACTCTATCGTCAAAGTCGTCTACTTTTATTGTTGATTTTGCTCCTGGAACTTTATATGGGTACTCAGGTAATAATCCTTCTTTCATTACTTCTGCTAATATTTTTAATTCTTGTCTTTGTGCAAAATGTAATCGTTTATGTATAGCTGATAAAATTTTTGTACCTTGTTCTAATAAAGCTACAGTTGTTCCTACAGGCATAGCTTGATTAGCATCACCTACGTTTATATCTGCTACTGATGCAAATCTTCTACCACTATCAATTAAAACACCTAACATTTGTAATAATGTTCCTGATGGTTCTTTATAAGGTAGAGGCATAATTGCTTCACGAATCGAGGATCCTGGAGCATCAACATCTCTAAATTCTCCAGGTTGTAGGGGCTGATCATCGTCTCGTACTCTTAATCCTCTTGATTTAAATCCTGCTGGTAAATTAGCTAAAGTTCCTGCATCGATCAACTGTCGAAGGATAGAAGTTGCTGATTTTGTTAAGCCACCAATCATATGGATAAGTCCAAAACCATAAAAACCAAGTCCAGGAGTGAACTTATAATGCGTAAAATATTTTATACGTTGTTTGGAGGGATCCTCACTCCTATAGTTTCTTCGTATAGCAAGGACTTCCATTGACTCTTCATGAACTGTAACAATGTAAGGAATCGCTATGCCACTAGGCGATCCTTGTTCATCAGTATCTTCATATCCTTCTAAGTCTAGGTCAACGTGCATTTCAAGCAAGGTGACCATATCAGACGCTTGGGAGGAACGTCTGAATCCTGTTATTTCCTGTATTTTTTCTTTAGACTCATTCGTTTCTTGTTCTTCATCCTCTAATATTTCTACATCTTTATAGAACCCAGATACTTGTAACTTTCTTAAATCATTATAAGGCATTGTTACAACATGAGTAAAACGAGGACAAGTTTGTAAATTACTTTCTGTATACGAAACAACTAAGTCATCTGCAGGTACAAATTTACTGACTGGTCTTTTTAAATTTTGATCATAATATGTTTTTTTAAACGCTGACCCTGTTAAAGGTAGGTAATATAACATTTGATCTAATTCAGGGTCGAACTCTTCCATGACATCAAGTATCATGTGGTTCATAAAACCTCTTACCCTTTCGGCTTGGTCTTCGACTTCTTTCGACGTTTCACCGACGATCCTCGTTTGGACTGGACCTCCTGGTGGGAGGAGTTCTTTGTACGCTTGGCTTTGGAACTGGGTTGCACTTTCTGCGAGGAGTGGGTGGTAGACTCCTGACGCTCCCCTGAAAGGTTCGCTCCTATCGTCTGTAGACGTTCCCAAGAGATCCAGTCCTTCTGTGTAGCTGTCGAGCCAGTCTTGTCTTGATTCGAGGTCTTCTTTATAGGATTCAATAAGATCACTAGCGATTTCATTGAGTGAGCTATCGTCAATATCATCTGCGATATTTTTGTAAAAATCATCTTGCCCTCCTTGTGTAGATGTTTCTTCGTAATTAACTACTGCACTACCATCCTCTAGTAATACAGTATTTTCAGGGTCAAAAGAAATTTCTTCTGACTCTTGATCATCGACTTCTATTTCGATATCTTCTTCGTCTGTTACAAGTTCAATAGGTTTTTTCTTTTCTATAGCCATTTATACCTCAATAATAAACAAATTCTTTTACACTGTTTTCTAAAGTTTCGTCTTCATAATCAGATGGATGTCTCACGAATCCTCCTTGACGAAACCGTAAAAGGGCTTGTGTAGTCGAATCGACCAAATCATCGTGGTCTCCATTAGGAAATTCTGTAAGTTCTTCAACAAGTTCTTCTGCCCATCTTGTTTCTGGCACCCAAACCATTCCTGATTCGAAAAGTGGTGCCACTGCGTTAGTCCTAGCAATTTTATCTTGCCCCCTATTAGGCGAATAATTTTGTACAGGAATACCCATTGCTCGTAATTCTTGTGTTAATGGCATTCCTGACGCCTTAGATTCGATGATAACTGAATCGGGCTCCCAATGTAAATAACTTTCGTGAGCAACTTCTTTTAATTCAGGAAAAGTGTACCTATCTCGGATAGAATCAAGTAAAATTATATTAGGTTCATCGCCTTCGTTTACATAAAATACGCCCCAAGTCGTAATTGCACTATAATCAGCCCTTTCTGACTTCAAAAACGCTGTATCGTAGCTCTGTATTATAAAACTAACTGCTGGAGGGCTCGATTTTTCCCAAATTTGGATCCATTCTTTCTTAATTATGGCTCCATCACCTCCTGTTGGCTCTTGCATCCATTGAGCAGACCATTTCGAATGAGGTAATGAGGCTCGTATTCCTTCTAATTCTTCAATTTTCCAAAATTCTTCCCAAACTGGCTTACCAGATGGCATAATTGCAGGAAATTCTATCAGTTCCCACTTATCTGCTTTTAAATCTGACATCTGTGCCTTTAATAATTGACCTGTTAAGTCCTTTTTTGACCACCTTGTCATCACTAAAATGATAACTCCTCCAGGTTGTAGTCTCTGTCGTGGTCCAGAAGTGTACCATTCGTATGCCATTTCCATTGCTGTTTCGCTTAAAGCGTCTTGTTCCGAGTGTGGATCGTCAATTATTAAGATATCTGCACCTCTACCAGTAATCGCACCCCCTACACCAGACGCAAAATATTCACCACCTTCGGTTGTTTCCCATC